GGAATAAAATATTCATCTTTGTATTCTTTTAAAAAATAGTCTACATATTCGGGTATTTTAATATTCATTTTGTGATATTTTACTGAACTATTTTGTAATAAACTTTTGGAATATATACTATCTTTGTCTAAATATGTATTAAACCAACTCACGATAGTGGTTTCTTTAAATACTGATAACAACCTTAGTGGTAAAAACATTCTGTTTATATCATTATAGGTATCAAAAAATACACCATCAAACTTTTCATCTGGCAAATTATCATACCAATCTCCAAAGATTATTTTTACATTTGGTTTATCTTCTGCCCATTTACAAAGTCTTTTGTAAACATCTTTATCTTTTTCTATAATAGTGTGTGATTTAATATCTTGTTGTTGAATATGTCCTGCACTAATTCCCATACCAAAACCCAACTCTAAAATATCACCACCATTCTGACAAACGACTTCGGCATGCTTTTTCATCATTTTGTCTTCCCAATCGTGCATAACAATATCTTTTCCGTCCATTATACTATTTTTATTGAACTCAAACTTTTCTTGCTTTTGAAAATCATACATTATTTAAATGGTTCCCCTATGTAAGTTTCTCTCATTATGTATCTTTCTCCACTAACGAGTTTAGTTACCATATGATTCGCAAATGATGGAAACATAAATAACCAACCTTTTTTATATGGTGCTTTAAAAAACTCTTCTTTCTCATCTTGAAAAGCAAAATGTAAATCTCCACCCTCAAAATCTGTTTCTGGATTTGATAATTGTATTAGACAAGTTATTTTATTTAATGATAAATGTCCCTTATCCGTGCCAGAATGCCAACCAAATTCATTTCCAATATTGTATTTCAAAACTCTAAAATCACCCGAAAACCTTTCAATATCAAAGTTCCATATTCTATTATTCGTTATATTTACAATAGTATCTAATTTTTTTAAAATCCAATCATAATTCCCTTTAATTTTTTCATTCTTACTTTGTTTCAAAAATAGTTCATCACATTGTCTATATTCTGATTCAGTTTCTTCTTGGGTATTTGGATTTATAACTTGTGCTCTTGACCAACCATTTTCTGATTTTAGTTCTAATAATAAGTCATCACATTGTTCCTCACTTAAAAATGGTATATGAACATACCACTCAAAATTATCATTTTGTGTCATCTAAAATGGTCTCCTACAAATATTTCTTGAATTACATATCGTTTACCTTTACTTATTGGAACTACATTATGACATAAGAACGCTGGAAAAAAAGTTATTGAACCTTTTAATTTATTCATAGAATACCATTCTTTTGTATCTTTATCTTGGATACCGAATTGAACATCTCCACCCTCGTATTCACTTGGGTCTGTTAACTGAATAATTCCTACTAACTTTCTATTAGAACAACTACCTGCATTAAAGTCTGTGTGCCAACCATAAAATCCACCCTCTCTATACTCGATAAGTTTTAGTTCATCATCACAACCCTCAATATCAAATTGGAATATTTTATCGTTTACGATATTAGCCATTTGAAACATTTTGTCTTGTAGCCATTTCCAATCTTTGTTTACTTTGTCTGGTCTAAACTCATTGTCCGGCTGGTCAAATAAATACCACTCGTTAGTTTTTCTAATTTCTGGTATGATTGCAGTTCCACCCGTTTCATCTCCAACACAACCAATCACATCTTGTTCTGATTCTTGTATGTCTTTTAGTAATTCATCACACTTTTCTGGTGATAAAAAGTTTGGAATTTGTATTGAATATTTAAAACCGTCATTGTATTTCATATTACCTCTTTGGTATGTTGTGAACTAAAATATCACTTTGAAAATATGTATCTATATCCTCTACATCTAAGGAATAAAATGTTGTTGTTGCTGCTTCTTCCGTTAGTGATGTAACTTCTAATTCTGTTCCGTCTCCTTGTAGTAGATAATCACCTACTGATATATCTCTTGTTTTTTTCCAAGTCCAAGTTCCTTCTGATTTGACAAAATAGTCTGAGTCTGTGGTTATGGAGTTCATTTTTGATAATCTTTTTGTTCCATTTAGTAAGTAATATTCACTTCTCTCATCTTGTGATAAACCTACAACTATTGAACCACTAAACGAACCCGTTAGATTTGTAATAGAATAGTCCATATAATCTATATCACTTAAACTCATATTATCTGGCCAATATGATTTAACGATATCCCCAACCTCTACATCTTGAACTTGTTTTGTAGAGCCGTCAAACATATCAATCAAACTACCACTTGCTGTCGTTCTTCCGTATGATTTAATAGTATATCCGTCATTTCCGTCTGATTTATAAGATATTAATGAAACTACATAATCTTTTAATTCTATTTGCTTTGTTGGTGTTGTTAAAAAGACGAATCTACCTGTGTCTATATGTCCATTACTTCCACTCATTACGATAAAAGTTTCAGTTAAATGTCCTGCTGAACTTGCTGATGCGATAGCATTCGTTACTCGTGAATTAGAACCATTCCAATCATACATTTTATAATTATTGATAAATCCACCATCTACACTTGGATTTTTTACAATAAAATCTGGATTGTTGGTGTTTGTCGTGGGTGATGATGAATCAAATAATGGTATCAAACTTCCACTTTCAGGTGATGAACTTAATAAACTTCTAAATGTTGTTTTATTGAATGAACCACTAACTATACTTTTTAAGTTATCATCACTATACCAAGGTGTTTGTATAAACAAGTGGAAACTACCTGTGTATTGATTTTGTCCTCGTTGAGAAAAGTAAGTATGTGAAGTGTTATTATTGTATTCAAAATTAGTCGTCATATTATGTCTGGCAAAACTTGAACTAATTAAAGTTTGTTGATAAGTGGTAGGATTTTGTCTATCACCCTCACTAACTCCATAAACATAACAAGTATTACAAGATTGTTCATTTGCATAATCAGAAATTGAATTAAATAATGTATTTTGTTCTAAAATAGAACCATCTAAACCAATATTTGTATTTGGTTCTACAAAATAGATATCATTAGAACCTGTTTCAACTAAATAATCCATCATACCAACAATACCAATGTTGGTATTTGTTGGCCAACCACCTGAACTTCCTGTGATATAATTTAAATAATTTTCTACTTTTGTTTTTACTGACATAATTTTCTCCTAAGAATAAATATCTACTTAGTCCATTTTTGTAAATATTTTCTCTTTCATAACCGATAATGCTGGTGTATTCCAATCTTCTAACTTAATCATAGCAGTATCGTATCCTTGTTCTTTGATTTCATTACACCTCAACCACACTAAATCACTACCTAATCCTTTATTTCTATGTTCTGGCATTACATAACGATTGCATAAATAAGGATATTGTCTATTCCAATCTGTAAAACACCAACCACCCTCAACTAAATAAAATGACCAATTGTTTTGTAGTCTATGTTTTAAATCGGACATATTCCACTCTTTCCAATCCTTACCAAATGAGTCTTTGAATTCGTTTAACTCTCTTAAAATATCTATTTGAACTTCGTTCCATTTCATTTGTTCCCAATCATTAAACTCTTGATACTTTGGAACTTCTCGTGGCTCATATTTAGTTAAGTCTATTTTATAATACATTTTTTATTCTTGTCCATACCAACCATTTTGTTTTAGTAGATTTCTTATACCCTCTGCATATAACCTATGAGATTCTGGACCCGGATGATTACTACCTGTGTTGTCAACTCTATTAAAGAATAGATTTATTTTATCCTCAGGTATTTCCTCGTCCCAAGTTCCCCATATAACTTTCTCACTACCTATTAAACGATTTACTATTTCATAATGGTGTAGGAAATATAAATAATGATTGTAGTCTGTCATAGCAGCAGCAGTTTGTTTAGAACAAGTTCTACGACCTATATTCATTTCATCAAAATGCATTCTTCTAAAACTATGTGGAATTGTTATCACATAGATAAAGTTATCATTTTCATAGTGTCTATATCGACGATAAACTTCCGTTAGTTTTTTAACTGACCAATCAAGACCCGTTTTACCTGCTCCGTGATTCCATACCGAAGTATTTTCATCTCCAAGTAGGTGTGTAAATGTCTGCTCTTGTGGTATATCCCAACCATAAGTCCAACTACAACCGAATGTGTGAATCTGTAATGGTGCATTTATATCATTATACTTTAGGTCTATTTCTCTATCTTCAAACTGATGTAACCATAGTTTTCTTTCACCTAAATATGCAGGGTCATCTGCCTCATCACGAATCTGTATATCTTCATAGTAATATTTGTTAGTATAGTTTACTACTTTTTCAGTAAAATAGTCTTTAAATAACAAAGAAGTAGGATTTACATCTTTCAATTCACTGGCATTTTTGGATTTTCGCAGTCGTTTTGTGTTTAAAATCATTGATTTTAAATCTTCAAATTTCATACTACTCTCCTGGTTTTGCTAAACCTGATGATTCTAATAATTTTCTTGGAACGGTTCCACAATTTCCACAACTATAAACTTGGATTGGAACGATAGCTTCTTTCCCTGTTGGACTCATCAATGGTGATATCTTTTTTAAAAAGAAAGCTGGTATAAAGGATGCGTTTCCACACTCTTCACACACGATAGTATCTGCTTTTGATATATCTATTTGAAGTCCGTCTTCTCTTGGTGGCATTCCTCCGTCTGGATGACTCATTTAATACTCCCTATTAATTCAACAAACATAGCCATAATGTTGATTTCTTTATCCACTACTACAGCGTCTGATTGTTGGTATTTACTCAAAATCAATATACACTCTGCAATATGTCCTTGACCCCATTCGTCTACGGTATCAAACATTAGTCTAAATAAATCACTAAAGTCTGTTACTTTTGAATCTGCTAACAATTGTCTAATGTTTTTAAACGAATTCTTTTTATCTTGTGTTTTCAATATATCCAACACTTGATTTTTATAATCATTTTGAACAATAGTATTTTTATCAATTGTTAACTTGGAATCTACAACTTGTCTTTGAGCACCATTGATTACT